GCCGCACAGTCATGGCCAAACGATTCAAACGATGGTGGTTTTGGAGGTATGCTAAAAATGGTCCCCACCCGTTTTCCACCGTTTTCCACCGTTTTCCACCCTTCTCCCACCGAGTCTTCTCGGCTCCGCACAGTCACTGCCAGCGTACACACACGATCCTTCGCAGCGGGGCCTGTGCCCTTAGCTCTTTTAAATACTGTATGCGTATACTATGCTATCGTTCCTGGAGTTCATATACTGTACGTGATCGTGTGATTAATTTGATCCGCCACCCGGGCTGGTTTGAACCCATACATGAGTTGTGTACAGACTATTTTCTACTGGAAGACTCTGTAGCTATAGTGTTGCTAGCAGATCCAGAATGCTTTCGATACCCTGCCAAGGACTATATCCTATGATCAGCCAAGATCTACACAGTCTAGTCTGTACGCAGGAACATCTAGAACGCATTCAGGCGTACAGAGATAACCACGATGTCCTACGCATAATACACATACTGTGGGATGATCTTTACGATCGTTACATAGTGCTAGTACGCTGTTCTCCTGCCACATTAACCATGTTGACACTGTTATGCTAGCCACACTCAAAAGCATGGACACGCGAGATCAGGACTTTTTCTTTGCTTGGTGCCACAGCCAAAACGTTCCCTGTATGCGTGTCAAGCGTGGAGGGGGCTATCGTGCTGCTGCCATCGTGCCCGTGGACAGTCAGCAGACGGTAATCTTCATGCTGGTTTGGAGTTCGCGCTGTGAGTTTTCCTGAGGGGAATTTTTGCTGCGCATCGCTTCGCTCCAGGGTAAATTATCGCAAAGTCTTTTGGATTGGGTAAATACCCTATATAGAGTTATGGAGGACTCATATGCGTAAACTCACACTACTATTAGCCACTGTCATGTTCGCTGTCGCTTCAGGCGGTGCTTATTCAGCTGAACCTGTGAAAAAGCCTGCTAGCACTCAAGCACAGAAAAAGTCAGATCCCAAGTGGAAGAACAACAGTTTGGCCAAGAAGCAAGCAGAGTGTAAGGCCAATCCTGAGTTGGACAAGTGTAAGAAAAAACCTGCTACCAAGCCCGCACCTGCCAAGAAGCAGCCAGCCAAAAAGAAGGCCTAACAGATGCGAGTGTTTGCTAGTCTGCTCATAGCACTGAGCCTAGGGGGTTGTGCTTCCCTAAAAGAGCTATGGCCCCGAGCACATGATCCTGTGTTGGTGGACCGTTGGGTGGACACACAGATAGCCATAGAGCGTGTGGACTGTGCTAGCAAGCCCATACGGGGTTGGGATGTGGCCACAGACAGCTCAGAGCGTTTGGCTAGACTAAGTGAATTTAGAGCAGATCCTCAGGCTCGTAACATGAGGGGGCTGGCTGATCTGATCAAGACAGCAGCAGGTCGAGACAGCAAGACATTCTGCGAATTGTCTGTTAAATTGGCGCAGGATCGTCTGCGAGCAGCACGTTCGGCTTGGGAGGGCCGTTGATCATGGATTATCAAGTAGAACTAGAAAATCTCAAATTGGTGTCGCCACAGGCCGCCAGTTTGGCACAGCGCATACAGGAAATAGATGGTGCGCTACAGCGAGGAGAAATCACTGTACAGGATAGACAGTTTTTCCTAGAACAGGTCAGAGATGTGGAAATCGCTCAGCAGCTGGCCGGGGATGAAAACGCAGTACGCATGGCCGTGGCCATAGTGGGAGCAGCTATCACAGTTTTTGGTTAAATATCACATGCGCATATCAGAAGTCATCACCGTCCCAGACATAGAAGAAGAACGTGCCAGCCGTGCTCTGTGTACGTCAGGCAAGCCCGATTCAGCATTGGGCGCCAGCAACCTAGCCAGCTGTAAGAGCCAGGGCTATCGTTCACGCGATGGCGGCAAGAGCCACAAGATCGGACATGATCGAGTCAAGGTCAGAGGCAAGAAAATCAAAGGCAAAAAATACGGCGGTCCCTTACCCGACTGGAGCTGACGATGATCTCAGCAGGTGACATACTGATAGCACCTCCAGGCCTGCCCGACAGTCGTTTTTCAGAAACTGTGATCTATCTTTGGGAACACAGCCTCAAGGGTTCAGCGGGCGTGGTACTAAACAGGCCCTCTACCAACACCATACAGGAAGTCTGCTCAGATGTAGTCGAACACATAGGCAGTCACTGCCTCTATTGGGGTGGCCCTGTGCTGCCCAACATAGTGTTCATGCTACACAGCGCAGAGTGGAGCACGGTCAAGACACAGATCATAGACCCCCAGATCGCTGTGACTTCAGACAGTGAAATGTTCCTGCGTGTCAGCGAGCTACAGCCCATGTATTGGCGAGCATTCTTTGGACACTCGGGATGGGCCCCAGGACAGCTAGAGGGCGAGCTGAGAGGACAAGAGCCCTGGCGATCCGAACAAAGCTGGCTGGTATGGCATGAACCCCCTGCGGAGTGGCTGTTCGAGTGCCCAGAAGACGACATGTGGCAAAGCGCCATAGATCACTGCCGCAGCCAAGCAGTGGCCAGTTGGTTCTAACGATCGCTGTTCTTGATCGTGTCCAACAACTGATTGCGGCTGTCCTTGTACTTTTGCCAGCTGTCTCGGAAAGTGTCTACCACTGCCCACTTGATCATCCAGCCCAAAAAGATCACCATGGCAGCACCACTGCTCCATAGATCATAGGGCGAAGGCCACAGCCAACTGGTAGCACTGAGCGCGAACCCTGCCAAAAAACACCACTTCCAAAATTCCAAGCCTGAGAATACCCAGCGCAGCCATCCAAAAAACAATTTCATTTGCTAACCTTTCTATACCATTGGGGGTCTATCATTTCCAGCAGTGGACCCAAACGACTGGGCGCCACGCTGGCATATTCGTTACCGTCTACACATTCGATCACGTCATGTCTCAGTGTCAGAGCAGCCACACTATCATAAAAGGCTCTCAATCGATCGTGCTGTGTCTGTAGGTCTTCTAGACGAGCCTGCGTGTCCGAAGCTACTACCATCCAATCTGTCATGCTATTTTCCTCTCAGGTGATCTACGACCATGGCCTTGGCCCTAGAATCTAGATCCTGCCGTTCAGCTTCACGCAGTGCGTCACCAAACAGATTGACTAGATCTATGACTGCTCGTTCACCGTCGGCAGTCAGCTTGCCTCGATAATAGTCTTGGAAGTAGCGAGGGTCGCGCATGATGCCGCGTAGTCCTCCTACCAAGCCAAGTTCCAGAGCCTTGACCTCCATCAGATCTTTTCGCCTCGCTTGAATCCACGGAATCGCATGAACCTTGGGAATCGCAGGCTGTAGCTGCCATCTTGATTCTGCGTGATCGCGTCCGCACGTACTTCTACCAATTGACCAGGCAGAGTATCACGGTTAGCCCAAAACTCAGTTCGATTAGCGTCGCTAAAGCCACTACCAACATTGACGGCAATCTGCTTCCCGTCGTCGAGTCCGGAGCAAACGAAAGCTCCAAGTCTTCCCACGTTTCTACCAGTACCTTCTTCAACATCTTTGACCTCCAAAGTAACTTCGATAAAGGGTTTCTGCTTGAGCCAACTGACTGTTCTTTTGGTTTCGTATGGCGCATCGGGATTCTTGATCATGATGCCTTCGTAGCCCTTTTCGATGATCTGCTTGTTGTAGTCTGAGAACAAGATACGTCCCACAGCAGTGTCTAGATCCACTTCAGTCTGCTCGATGATATCGATGTTGCCGCAGAGATCAAACACGGGTTTGAAAGATTTAAGCAAATTGCTACGGCGTCGTTGACCCATGATCGAAGTACCACTTTTAAATTCTGACAGCGGAACAATATCAAACAGCATCAGTCGTGCGTCCTGTGCCTGTACATCTTCTTTGCGATGTACCTGCTTCATGAGATCCTGGAAGCTGGCACTAACCACTTCACCGTCTAGCACATAGCTTCGGCCCAGCTCGTCGATACGAGACAGCAGTGCTGCCGTGATGTGACTGAAGTTTTCTAGAACTTTGCCGTTGCGTGTGAACTGTGTGACAGTACGAGCTTGATAGTCTACCACGGTCAAACAGCGAACACCGTCCAGCTTGGGCTCTAGCAGTTTGACTCCTGCGATCTTTTTTTCGTGATTGGCACCATCGTGGGCCAATTGGCATTCAAACACGGGCACACTGTACTCTGGGCGATTCTGCTTATCTGCTACACTGTTAACGGTCTTTTCGGAAACGCCACAGCGCAGGTCCTTGATAAGGATACGTCGATACCAATCGTTCCATTGTTCCTTGGTAGCCACATCCATGGCCAGTTTGATAGCATCACGGGCATCATGCCCTGTGAGCGCACGAGTACGCAGGCTTTCAGCCAATTGCGTGAAGCTGGCCCAATCAAGACCCTGTCCATCTGCCTTGCTCACAGGCACTTGCTTGACACCAAATGTATGTAGTTTGTCCAGAGCCCAACGCACACCATCAAAGAACTCATCTAGATTCTCGTTCATGGCCTTGGCCAAGATCACTTCTTTAGCCAAACGACTGTTATCTGCTTCTAGCTGTTGGATGATAGTCTGTGGTTGTGTTCGCATGGTCACTCCTAACTGTTAATATACATGTATTATAGCACAGCAGAAACCCTTTGTCAATCAAGGCGACTGATCTGTAAGTCTTTGATTTTAATAAGACTTTCCACGTAATCTATGACGTTTTGGCTGCGTGTATCGCGGATCCATTCGCTCAAGGCCCTGATCTCAGCACAGCGTTTGACTTTGAAATGCTTGAGTACTTCTCTTTCTAGCCAGCGTATCTCTTGTTCTTCGCCCACCCATGTGGCTTCAAACTGAAACGGATAGTCGGGCCCTATGGCCTGTTGATAATCACAGCTACGACTGTCTAGGCTTTTGGCGATGCCTATCTTGGCTGAACAGCGACCAGTCAGTTCCTGTAAAGGTTTGAGTGTTTCAAACGTATAGAGATTATAGGACACGATTGACAGCCTTGCCAAAGTCTACGCTAGACGGAATAGGAATAGTCTTGTTCATGTATTTGTTAGCGAGGTAAGCCAACCCATACATGACCTGATGATTGTGTTTATGAGCACCTTCTCCGTCTGTGATTTCGCTGTAGGCATCTTTGATAAAGTCGTCCGCGAACTCGATGATATTCCACCGATTCTTCAGTATGGTAGCCAGCTGATCCTGATCAGCTTTAGACCAAGGTGCTTTGTTCCTAGCAGTTTCTCTGTTCATGAGTAACCCAAAGCTGGCGCTGAGGCAGGGATCCACGGTTTCGTTGGGCCAATGTTCCTTCCACCAAGACAGAGCTGTGTTTAGAGCAGTACCATTCTTGTCCAATTCCCAAAGGAAATGTACGTCATTTAGATTGTGTACGGTCATGCCTGCGTTGGCATCCTGTTTGACTTTGAACCCTAATGGATCGATCACATTATGGATGCTGTATTCTGGTTCCTGTTTTTGTACCACAGCGATACGATAGATGTCGAACTTGCTGGGCTTCTTGACATTTTTAGAATTAAGGCTGAGAAAGATTTCTCCAGCTATTTCGATAGCTAACTGTAGTGTATCTTGGAAACTGCCTTGATCTGGGATGTCTGTGATTTCAAAAGGCAGATAGTCGTCGCCTCTGAGAATGCGTGTGACAGAAGTGTGTCCCGAATCCGCAGGCAACACGATGCTGCCGTATACTTCAGGCAGTCTAACACCTTTGCCGGAACGAGCGCAGGGCTCAAAGTAATGATTAAAGATATTGATCACATTACCACAATAGGTGTTGCGTTGGAACATCCAGTGTGTGAACACAGTGGATTTGTGTATGAGTATACCGCTAGTGGAAGTCATGTTGATAGCAGAATACTTATTGCCCAAAGGACTAGTGATCTTGTTCTGTATCATGATACCCACGCCGTCGGCGATATCGGTCAAAGGCACCAATCCGTGTTCATAGTTAGCAGACATCTCCTCGATGTCAAGGAACACATTGGTTAGTGTAAAAGGATGCTTAAACTTTGACTTGTAAGCAGTCAGCTTCTGCTGCTTTACAAATGATTGGTTAAGTCTAGCCATAGCTCAACTTTCTGTTAGTTGCGATAATTTAAAATGTAACGGATTTTGTATTATTTGTCAACCTGGCAGATCTAGTCCGGTGTAGAGATAGCCAATTTGGGCGGGCTCTGCGAACACGAAAAGATCTGAAGGATTAGAATAGTTGCGTATCAGTATCTCTTCGCCCTTGCTTTTGGTAGCATAGTCTGCGTCATTGCCCGAACGAGTGGCAGCAGAGCGATAGACGCTTTGCCTATGCCAATTGAACTGTGATTCTGGATACCAAGTACGCAGGTCTTCGAAATCATAATAACTGAGAGCGAACTTACCTTCTATATTGGCTAGTGTGTCTGCCAATTCTTTGTGTTTGTCTCTAGGAAAGTCTTGGCTGTAATAGAACTCCATGCTGTGATAAGGAGGATCTACGTAAAAGAATGTATCAGGACTGTCGTATTTCTTTATGACATCGATACAGTCTAGTTTCTCCACAGCAGTGATAGCTGAAAGCCTATCCGTGATCCTATGATCAGACAGCTTGCGTTTTAATGTATCATATTTGCTAGGATACTTGCCACCTGCTTTGGTTTCTGTGAAGTAAGGCACATTGTTAGCACTAAGCGGTGTACCTGCGAATACCTGTGTCTGTAAGTAAAGATATTTGACAGCTAGATCATAGTCGCCTAGGATAACAGTTTGCCAATCTAGATCCACGAACAGTTCTTTTTGATACTGTCTATATAAGTTGATATCGCTCTTGGGAGTGGCATTCATCAGGCTCAGTACCCTGGCATGATCCAAACGAAAACATTCGAACACATTGGCTAACAGTGGATTATAGTCGTTGTAGTAACGATCTTTGGCCCATGTGCCTACGTTCTTGCTTTTCACAGAGACCCACCCTGCTCCACCGAACACTTCTACAAAGATAGAATAGTTCGATGGAAACAGAGGATCCATCCATTTAATATGATGAGCTTTGCCGCCTATATATGGAAACATACACTAATTATACAGTCGCTAAGACACGACCGTCAAGTGTTGAGATAGTCTGCCCAACTTGGATGCCTCATGTGGAATCCAAACTTGCGGCGCTTTTCTGTAAGTTCCCAATAGTCAGGACGATAAGGTTTGCGTTTAGGCTTCATCTTGGTCTTATCGGCCTTGAGATAGTTACAGTGTTTACAAGCAGTAGACAGGTTATCCCAAGTGCTGCGGCCGCCCTTTGAAAACGGAATCACGTGATCTAATGTAGCGTCAGCACCACACTCTATACCGCAATACTGACAGAGATACTCGTCGCGAAGAAACACGTTGCGTTTGGTTAGACGCACATAGGTCTTCTTCTTGAAGTATTCTTTGAGTATAACGATAGCGGGCACACGAGTCTGCCAATTGGCTGATCTCACGATCCAATCTTCGTGCCAAGCGAGAACTTCTACCTTTTCTAATACAAGGTATCGAATGGCATCTTGCCAAGAGATCGTGCTCAAAGGCAAAAGACTGACAGGCTGTGCGTCTGCGTTTAGTAATAGGGTATCTGACATTTTGAACTTCTTTGGGAGTTTGTTAATGTATTTAACAGTCAAATAATACACTCAGAACCTTAATCGGTCAATGGGTATCAGTGATAGATAAGTGATGAAAACAAAAATACTGATCACAGGCGCTGCGGGTTTTTTGGGCAGTCATTTGGTTACAGCACTTAAAGATCTCTATGATGTTCTAGCATTAGACAAAAACTATCATGAGTTCGATGAACAAGTTCAATTTCTTTGGCAACCATTTGAAACTGTGGATAGACTAAACATAGAAGATGTGTCTGCGGTCATACATTGTGCCAACGAAGCTAGGATAGATCCCAGTTGGCAGCATTATGAAAAATACTATCAGACCAATCTGACTAACACAGCCAAGTTCTTTGAATATTGTCAATCTATAGGAATCAAAAAGTTTATCTATGTCAGCAGCAGTTCTGCCAAACATCCTTTCAATCCTTATGCTATCAGCAAGTTGGCTAGCGAGTATACACTAAAAGCTCTAACAAAAGACTGTCAACTAATCATAGCTAGGCCTTTTACTATCTATGGTCCGGGTATGGTCTTAGGAAATAGAGGCACAGCTATAGGCAAATTTATAGATCGATATCTAAACAAATTGCCTCTAGAAGTACGCGGTGAAGGTACACAGCGTAGAGATTATATTCATGTTGACGATGTAGTCAGAGCTATGCTACTATTATTAGATAAAGCTGATCCTGGAACATATGATGTAGGCACAGGGCAAAACGTCAGCATCAACGAAATCGCTGATGTTTTCGAAACTAATGTCCTACACGCTATTCCCAAGGGCATAGAATACGATACGCTAGCTGATCGTTCGGATCTAGAGCAATTTGGATTCGCTGCTGATCAACGTGTGATAAAATGGTTGAAACAACAAAAACAGGAATCATTCAAGGAGTTATTATGCTAGTACCAATGGTAGTTGAATCCACAAGCAAAGGTGAACGTGCCTATGACATTTACAGTCGTTTGTTAAAAGAACGTGTAGTCATGCTTAACGGAGAAGTTGAAGATCACATGGCCAGTTTGGTCGTTGCTCAATTATTGTTCTTGGAAAGCGAGAATCCAGACAAAGAAATCAACTTGTTTATCAACAGCCCCGGAGGTGTAGTCACAGCAGGTATGAGCATCTATGATACCATGCAGTTCATCAAATGTCCTGTAGCTACCTATGTTATGGGGCAAGCCTGTTCGATGGGCAGTCTACTAGCACAAGCAGGAGCTCCAGGCAAGCGTTACATGTTGCCCAATGCTCGACACATGATCCATCAGCCCTCGGGCGGTGCTCGTGGACAGGCCACAGACATCCAGATCCAGGCACGTGAGATCCAAAAGATGAAAGAGAATCTCACGATGATCTATGTCAAACACAACTCTAAGGGCAAGACTTATGAAGAGTTTGCTGCTGATATGGAACGTGACTTTTTCATGAGCGCCGAAGAAGCTCTATCCTACGGACTCATCGATCATATCATCGATAAGCGTCCATGAAGAAACGTCTGTTCACTTTTGGCTGTAGTTATGTGGATTGGACATGGCCCACATGGGCCGACATGTTGGGTCGCAGCTACGACTTCCAAAATTGGGCTGTTCGAGGCTCTGGTAACAGAGCTATAGCACAGCGTCTATCGGAAGCCATACTCAGCCAAAAGATAGGCCCAGGTGATCTAGTCATAGTACAATGGACACACTTCCATAGATTCGATCATCATGCCACTGGCCTTACAGAATTCGGCAACTGGAGCATGAGCGGTAACATACACTCGTGTGCTGTTATGATCAGATGGGTTCTAGAATCATGGCAGGAAAAAAGCTACGCTATGTACAGCTTGAATGAAATACATTCGGCCATGGCGTTGCTGGAAAGCACAGGCTGTGAATATTATATCACCAGTGGGCCTGATCTACGCAAAGACTATCAACACTTCGATGACCTACGTATCTACGATGTATTGTGGGAAAAATACGATTGGCTAGAACCCATACAGGAGTTCACAGACTCTACAGGCTATAAAGGTACTACCTTAAAAAGAAAAATCATGAACTGGACTTTTAACAAACTGACGCCCACGACTACCACAGATCCGCATCCCAATCCAGAACATCATCTCATGTGGTTGGAAAGAAATCTATTAGATAAACTGGATATCGAGTTTGATAGGAAGTTTGCTGAAGATGCTATCGCTGTCTACAAAACACTGACTGACTGGGATACAGCTGATGGTATACTCAAAGAGCAGTTGGGTTGGACCAGCAGACTTAATCAAAGATTCTTAGGACTTTAAAAATATCTTCGAAGCTTGTCTACTAGATCTTCCATCATAGCATCGCTATGGAAAGGTGTAGGGGCAAAACGCAGCCTTTCCGTGCCTACAGGTACTGTGGGATAGTTGATAGGTTGTACGTAGATATTATGCTCATTTAGCAGTTCGTCTGATATCTTCTTACACTTAAACGCATCACCAACTATTACTGGCACGATATGCGTTTCACTTTCCATAACAGGCAGACTGTTAGTCTTTAACAACTGTTTCAATTTAGCTGCTCGTTCTTGATGTCGATCTCTAAGCTCGCTATGTTGCTTGAGATATTTTACAGCGGCCAGTGCTCCGGCACAGATCACTGGGCTGATACTGGTAGTGAATATAAAACCGCTAGCGATGCTGCGGATAGCATCTATAACTATCTTATCAGCAGCAATGTATCCACCTTGTACTCCGTAGGCTTTCCCAAGCGTACCGTTGACTATGTCGACGTCATTCTCTAATCCTAATTGCTCTATGATCCCGCCGCCCTGCTCACCGTAGAGACCTACCGCATGTACTTCGTCCACATAGATCATAGCAGCGTACAGTCTAGATAGTTTGATAATTTCTTTTAGTTTAGAAATATCCCCGTCCATAGAGTAAACAGATTCTAGCACGACACAGGCCTTGCCTTTGACGGTTTCTAGCTTCTCTTTGAGATCCGCTAGATCATTGTGTCGGAAGATGTGTTTAGGCGCTCGGCTATGGCGCATACCCTCTATGAGGCTAGCATGATTCTTAGAATCTGAAACAAACTCTATGTTGGGGATAATCTTTGCTAGCGCGATTAATGTCCACTCGTTGCCACGTAAGCACTGCTAAACAACAGAGCTCCGCTCTTTTTGTGTAGAGTTGCTAGTTCGTGTTCTAGAGCCACATGGTAGTGTGTTGTTCCTGCGATGTTACGTGTACCTCCTGAACCCGCACCCGTTTGATCGAGTGCTGTGCGCATGGCATCTAGCACAACTTTGTGCTGTCCCATGCCTAAGTAATCGTTGGAGCACCAGTTGACTATCTTCTTAATATTGTAGGGACCATACCATATAGCGTGTGGATAGTCTCCAGCTTCGCGCAGGATATCATTAAAAACCCTATATTTCCCCTCAGCTTTCAGCTGGTCAATCAGTCTTTGGAACGGTTCTTTATTAATCATGGTCTTCCGATAAATATGTAGTAAAAGTATATTTAAGGTGCTGCCAAATGGATATAATCAAACTTGATGTTCCGCTGTTTATCAGGCTGATAGAACTAGCTCGAGAGGACATAAAAAACGATATGGACCTACATGATGTTGCTGAGATAGTCACAAAGATCAGTCAGAATAGGGTAGCGACCATGAAAGACTACGATCAGATTTTAGAATTTATGAAACGTCAAGGACAAGAAGATGAGCTTGACACTATCAGAAGGTTGGGCGGAATATAATGGCTAAACAGACAATCAATGTTTCGACAGCGAACAGCGGCAAGGGCGATCCATTACGCACTGCTTTTGTAAAGATCAATGAAAATTTTACAGAACTTTATACAAAATTAGGTCTTATATCAGATCCTACTTTGAATCTAGGGGCCTTTGAATTCAATGGCAGCACACTCAGCACCACTGATAGCACACCTATCATCATTGCTCAACGGACGACATTCGCCAGTGATGTAGTGATAAATGGAGATTTAACGATCGATGGTGGAGTAGCTGCTACATGGCTGACTCCATAAAATTAATAAGTATTATCAATAGTAATATAACAGGACTAGACAAATGACAACAAGAATCAAATTACGACGAGACACTGCCGCAAATTGGACAGCAGCGAATCCAATACTATCTCTCGGTGAACCGGGTTATGATACTACCAATAATAAACTCAAGATTGGTGACGGAACTAGTACCTGGACGCAACTAGACTATCTAACTGATGCGACTTTAGGAGGAGATGTCGGAATAGTAGCAGGAAACATACTTCCTTCTGTTGATAATACTTACGACCTAGGTAGTCCTGATAAACAATGGCGTCACGTATATACAGCAGGCGGCAGTATCTACTTAGACAATATTAAACTTACCAACAATGCTGGTAAACTTGAAGTAACAAAAGTTATCAATCCTGGCGAAGAAAACGAAGAACCAGATCCAGAAGACAGCAACGCCGGTGATTCTGTTACATCAAAATTAACCAACGGTGAACACGAATTTAAATTAGAAGACGACGGTACACTAAGTTTAGACGGTGATCCTTTCACAGGAGGTGGCGGTGCCAGCACAGGACAGTGGGCATTCAATGGTGACACAGCCTACAACAGCACAGGCAATGGTCTATACATACAGCCTGGACAAGGCAATGCTGATGGCAGCATTTATATACCAACTACTGAAGAAGGCGGCGATCTAACTATTAGCAACAACAGTGGCGGCACTGGTGCTGTTACTGTATCGACTAATAACAAGACTTGGGTATTTGACGCTAACGGTAATTTATCATTACCCGCAGGTGGTGATATTCTAGATTCTTCAGGCATATCAGTATTAGGCGGCGGTGGCGGTGGTAGTAGTGGCAGTGGCATCGTAGAACGTACAGTATCGTTTCCTCTAGGTCAATCAGGTGATACTAGAGGTACAATCGCTCTAACACCAGAAGGCGAAACCTACATCTGTACAGCAGACTGGGAAAACTCTGCTACAGGACTACAGGGAACTTTTACTAGTGTAACTGTGGAACTATACGATATATCACAGAGCGGTGGAATTTTTAATAGTGCTGTGCTATCAATAGAAAATAGCCCAGAAATTTATAACATTATCAGATACGGCAGTTGGACTGAAGGACAGTTCACTATTGATGCTGGCGCAACCTGGGGCGGTGCTAAGAACGTAACTTCTACCAGTTTCAACGATCCGGCTGGTCTAATGTATATATCGTGGTTGGTTGGCCCTGGAGACCCTCAAGAGATTCCATTAGGTACCAGCATAACCGTTGTGTATAATGGCGGAGGAACACAACTGCCAATCTGGAAGCGTTTAGTAGATCTAACCACTGAAGATGGCGATTATGGTGCTATCAGTTGGCGCAATCCTGGTGACCTAACCATTGAAACACTACGTCCTCAGGGCTATACAGGAGACTGCGATCTTAACTTATATGCCGCAGACGATGTGTTTATTACTGCCAACGGTGACGAAGTAAGTATTCAAGCAAACACTAATGTTGTTATTGAGAGTGACGACGGCAATCACGCTTGGACATTTGCTCAAGACGGTAGCCTAAAACTTCCTAGTCTAAATAATACAGGTTATCAAAACGGTTACGGTCTGAACGGTCCTACGCTAAGACTAGGCGGAGAAAACGATCCTACTGAACAGATCATCATCACAGGTCCAGTGCCAGACAGCAATAATGCCAACGCACAGCGTCTTGTTATCCAGGGACAGCGTGGTTATGGTACTTGGCAACAACCTAACGCAGGCGAAGGCGGCGATGTTTATATCTGGGGTGGTACAGGCGGAGAAGGCACATTTAGCGGGCAAGACATTGGTGGATCAGGTGGTGACATCAAGATACGTGGTGGACAGGGTCAGAACAACCAAGGTGGTTATGTAAAGATTGAAGGCGGTAGTGCTCAAGATTGGAACGGTGGTTCAAACACTGGCGGCTACATAGAAATCTCAGCAGGTGATGCTCTTGGTGGCAACGGTAACGGTGCTGATGTAAACATCCGTGGCGGTCGTGGAGTGGGCACTGGCAACAACGGTAATGTCAACATACGCACAGGAATCACCTCACAGCACGAATGGGTGTTTGACAACGGTGGTAATCTAAGTCTACCAACCAATGGCGGAATTGATTTTAATTACGGTTATATAGATCAAGATACAACTATTGATAATAACGCCCTGCGTTTAAGTGGCGGCGTAGACGTTGGTATCTATACCAACGAAGATGCTAAACGTTGGTTATTCAAAACAGATGGTAAACTAGAATTACCTGTAGGCGGAGACATCGTAGACAGCAGTGGTAACTCAGTGTTAAGTGCTGGAGCAGACACTAACGTCTGGGTACAGACATTTGCTTCAGATACTGTAGGTGATAATGTTACTGCGGCTACCAGCGTAGAGTATGATCCAGACGGCAACGTCATAGCACTATTCAGTCACGACGATACCAACAATACTGAAAGATACATCAGTGTGGCCAAGTTTGACACCAGTGGCGGTAAACTATGGCAACAGAGATTTGCTGCTGGACAATATTCAGATGGTTGGGGATTGGCCGCAGACAGCACCGCGATATATGTAGCAGGAGAACTAGACGGCACAGGAAGCCCTGCGGCCTATCAAGTCAGTTCACTGATGAAGTTAAACACTGCCAACGGTAATGTTATATGGATGAAGAGTTTTGACTTTGGTGAACAGAGTTACAGCCAAGTTGTAGATGTGGCCAGCGACGGCAATCCTGTCATGGTTGGACATGCCTACAGTGGTGGGCAAGCATTCCTTACCACTACCAAACTTGATAAAGATACTGGTAATATAATCTGGAGCAGAAAACTAGACGGACAAAACGGCGAATATAGTTATGGTATGGCCGTAGGACCTGCGGGTGAAATCGTAGTCATAGGTTACATGGACAATGTAGGCATACTAAACACAGCCGCTACACTATATTCAGATCCTGCGAGCAACGCCAACTGGACAAATAATACTGGTGGTTTTGCTGGAGGACTGACTTTTGCTGTTGAATTTACAGCTGGCGTTCCTAACTTTACCAGCGTGGTTGATCCTGTTGGTGGCAGAAGTGTTGACGACGTGCTTGGAACGCTCAGCGGCACAGGGTTTGGTGGTACTAGTCCCGCAGACGACATGATCCTCAAAGTAGGCACAGTAACAGCAGGTGACTCTTACGACAAGATGTTGGTAGTCAAGTACGACAGCGCAGGTAGCATACAGTGGCAAAAAGCCATACAGTATGACGCAGGTTTTGACTGTTCAGGAGCAGATGCTGACATAGACGCGGATGGTAATATCTACATCTGTGGTCAATATTGGAAATCAGACGGTGCTAGCGGAACTACTACTGCTATGAGTCTGCTAAAGATGGACGGCAATGGTACGAAACAATGGAGCCGTAGAACCATAGGTGACTGCCAAGATATTGCTACCAGTGTGGTAGTAGGACCAGACAACTGTCTATATCTGTCAGGAGTAACTGGAAACGCAGGAGGCAGTGATTATACCTTTGTCATTGCCAAATTTACTCCATTAGGATCTGTTGTATGGCAACGTCTACTGGATAATACCACAACCTGGACATTTGGCAGCAATTGGTTTGGATCGGGCGGCGGCAGCAACATTGCCGTTAAGAGCGGCTATGTGGCTGTTAGCGGTGGTTATGGCGATCCAGGACCTAATCCTGAGACTGCGTTTATTGCTCAAATCAGCAACGCAGGTTCGCTGTTCGCAGTAGGTGATTGGGACTTCAAAGGAGCCAGTTTCAGTGGCTTATTAGACAACACAGCGTCAGATCTCACAGTGACTGCCGCTGGCAAGACTGACAGCGACAATGCTATCAACATTACTATCGCCTCACAGACTCCTGCTACAGATGCCACTAACTTCCTAGTGCCAACCAAGTATGTGCTCAGCACACCTATTGGTGATTTGACAGTTCTCAACAACATATTGAGAGGCACAGGAGACAACAGTGGAGGCAGTGGGCTTTTCCTAGCACCAGGTCCCGACCTTAATGATATGTACTTTAAAATCCGTGGGGGCGATAATCCAACACACCTACACTTTGACACAGGCAACAACGAGTACTATGATCAATACTGGGGCGATGACAACAAGTATCTAAAACTAGGTGCCAACGGTATAGTTACTATACAGGCATACACACCTATGCTAGGTGGCGAGACTTGGACATTCAGCACTGACAGGACCACTACTATTCCTGGTGCTCTGATACAAGGTACTGTAGCGGCAACCTATACAAGTACACCTTTACCGCTGAACGTTAAATTCGCAACTAACAAATTAGCAGATGGTAGTTATACTCTAGCAGATGGCGTAGAAGGTCAGATCATGTATCTAGTTCCACAGACTGGGGTTACACCAGCAAACGTAAGTGTTGATGTGGCTAACTTTAGAACAGGTGGTTTTGCCAGCACCAACGGACTATTATATCCATTCAGAATATTCAATGATGCTAATGCTAGTTACTATGACAGTCGTGCGTTCTGTACACTGATATTCACAGACGGCGCATGGCAACAAAGCGGTGGATCTTGGGATTAACGAATACCCTGTTCTTTAAGTGTTAAACAAGTATCGCACCTTCCACAGGGTGCGATATTTTTTTCACTGTACTGTGGACGACGGCATGACCAAAACTTATCGCGCAATGACTCTGGTAGCATGTCGTAGATTTCACGCTTGGTCATGTTCATCACAGGGTAGATCTTTTCAGCAGGTGTAAATGCCTGTAGTATTTTATTACCGCGGATACGTCGTTCTTCTAGGCGTTGGTTAGCATCGTTGGCCTGCATACCCATAGCAACTTTCACAATGTTGGGATTAACACTACAAACGTAGCCAGCAAAGAAGTTCATGCTGTCTGTGTCAAACATAAATTTATCGCCAAAGGGAAGTGTGCCTATCTCGCTTTCGCTGTAGGCAAACTTAAAACCTAACGTCTTTAGTTCTTTTGTAGCGATGTCCACAGCAATCTGCTCAGCTCGCCAACGATTTTCTGCGTTCTTGTTATGAACATGATGTACGTGTACAGCATAGTTTTTGTACTCATCTTCAGTTAACAGTTTATAGACCATGCCCAGGCTGTCTAAACCGCCTGAGTACATGGCTAGTATTGTTGGTTTCTGTTCCATATGTAAAATGTATAAACTTCGTTGATAGGATGTTCTAGTGGCTGTGGAGTTAATTCATCAGCATGAGGGAAATACACAGCATACTTAGTAGGCCAGTTAGGATTTAGAAAAGCACGAGCTACAAATCTGTCGCAGTGTGGCAGTACTACCTTTAAAAGATCTTTACAGAACTGTTCACCAAATGCCAGTCCGCCATCTATTATTACTGTATCCCAATGTTCATCTAGCGTAAACCAATCCTGCTGGCGTAGCTTTGGATTGTCGTACAACGGATGTAGATCCCAGGCTTCTGTACACAATGGTAACAGTAGTTGGGTACTGCCTAACAGTAACACACGCCCGGTACAATACTGTTCAAAAACTTTATAATCGTCTTCGTTAGGTGCGGCTGGCCATTTTAGGGCAGTCCAATACGAATTATCTGCTGTTATTTCCATCAGGGTATTTATAGAGTAAATATAGGATGATAATATTTTTAATTACACTGCTGATGACACATATGACTATAGTGTCTGTTACACTTTATCTACATCGCAGTCAAGCACATCGTTCAGTAATATTTCACCCAGCAGTGGCTCATTTTATGCGTTTTTGGTTATGGCTTACCACTGGAATGAATACTCGAGAATGGGTAGCGGTTCACAGAAAACACCATCAGGCTACTGATACAGCCGCAGATCCTCACAGTCCAAAGCAATATGGAATTTGGCGTGTATTATTTGGTGGTGCTTTTTTATACGTCAAAGCAAAACAAGATCCAGCAATCATGAAAATGGGAATGGGCACACCTGATGATTGGATCGAACGTAACATTTATACTCCCCATCCGTTCGGAGGGATTCTCTTAATGCTGGTCATAGACCTACTGTTCTTTGGCCCGGTCGGATTGTTAGTATGGGGAGTACAAATGTTATGGATTCCGTTTTGGGCTGCGGGTGTAGTCAACGGTCTAGCACACTGGTGGGGGTATCGTAATGGACAAACGAAAGATTATAGTCGTAATATTAGCCCTTGGGGTGTTATTATTGGTGGCGAAGAGCTTCATAACAACCACCACTTGGATCCAGCGAGTCCCAAGCTCAGCAAGAATTGGTGGGAATTTGATATAGGGTGGCTTTATATACGCATATTACAAGCACTCAGATTAGCAAAAATTAAAACTAGTTAAGACGGTAAATATTAAACTATGAGAGCAACTGAAATCATCCGAGGCTTGCTAGATCTAATCGACAGTATCGAAGCGGGCGAACAACAGCAACAAGACGTTGATGCTGAAGTGACCATCACTGCGCCTGATGGCGATATCAATAGATTCAAACATATTGTAGATCTCGTATCTACCCAACCGTATTCTACAGCACCAGATCCAAAAGTCTTGCCTATCGATGCGGTTACCACAGATGCGGGCGGTGGAGTAAACGGACCAAAACATCCTAGAGATCTTAGAGGAAACAGTTTTCCGATATACCCAGAGGAGCGATAATGTCACTTAACGGTATTTCAACATTGACCTACAAGCGCCAAAGACAAGACGCCAAACTAGA